CTTCCAGCACAAAGTCAAAATTTTTTAAGAATAGATACAGCCCCTATTACACTTTTTACAAGTTATACGGGTAGAGAAGGGGATTACTTTTTATGGTTTTATCCTGCAACTTCTCCGTCAGTTCCCAACGATTACAAACAATATCATTATTACGATTCGGTCGGCACATGGGCAATCGAAAATGCAGAACTCAAAATAGGGGGACAGACTATACAGAAATTGGAGGGTGAGGCTATAGAAATATGGAACGATCTGAACGTTCCGTACGAAAATCAGCCCGCCCTGTCGCTTTTGACTGGAAAAAATGACACATCTATTGCTTACGGGAGAGATTATTATGTAAATTTACCTTTTTATTTTTATGGAAATTCTGGATCATACCTGCCAATATCAATCCTAAACAGGCAAGACGTAGAAATATGGGTAACTCTGAGACCCCTCCAATCCTTGACTTCTGTACAACTGAGCGACAGCCCCGTCAACGCGACTCTCATAGTAGAATACGTGTACCTCACCGAATCAGAGATTAAATGGATGTCGTCTGCTACTCTGGAATATGTAATAGATCAATATCAATATAATAATTTTGAAATTATTAATAATGGAAATTTTGAAATTATATTTGAGAATCCAATCTCTACACTGTTCTTCGTCATTCAGGTCGAGGGGAGTGTCCCGTATGATTGGTCGAACGACAGTCTTAAAAATTTCGGAATAAAATTCAACGGAGAAGATATTGTTACAAAACGCCTGACAGACTCTACGCAGCTTGGAGTCATCGAACCTTTTGAAAATTTTGTAAATTTTCCATCTAGAAATTTTTACATGAAAGTTTTTAATAATCCAATAAACTTTAGTCGCATAAGACAGGTTTTGCTGGATATAGATTTTTTTAATTTGTCACCCGTAAAGCAGCTCAGAGTGACGGCTGTATCTAAAAACGTCTTGAGAATATCAGACGGGCTAGGGGGCTTGATGTTTATTTCTCCCTAGAATATAGAATGTCGGGTCGCACAGCGCTCGCAAGCCTTGGACAGGAGGCTGTTTACCTTAGCAACAATCCAGAAGTTACTTACTTTAGAGAATTATACAAAAGGACGACAAAGTGGTCTACAAGAATAGACGAGGTTATTTTTGACCCGGATGGCCAGTATTTTGGAGGTGAAACATTTGTACATCTTCCAAAATCTGGAGACATTATTTCAAAAATTTATTTAAAAATTCAAAATCCAGGAGTGTTTGGAACATCAAACATTTTAGATTCAGCCGGGACATTAATGGTAAATTTCGCAGATCTTTACATAGGAAATCAATTGGTGGATCGCCAATGGGGAGAGTTCATAGAAATGAAAAACGATTTAGAAATTTCAGCGAGCAAACAATTTGCACTTTCAAAATTGGTTGGCAAGAATCTTTCAAATGTTTATACAGGTCTTCAGACATATACAATCGAATTACCTTTTTACATTCTTAAAAAAGGATTGCCGGCATGTGCATTTGATTCACCTGTAATTGTGAGAATTGGATTCAATCCAGTCAGCAAGTTTTGTCCGTCGGTGACCAAATCTGTCCCCCTAAATGCATCACTTTACGTAGAATATGTATATCTTGATAAACCTGAAAGAAATTTTATAAAAAATAACAATAGTATTTATCTAAACGAGCACTGTCAGTTGGAACAGTTTTTCGTTCCAGCCGGAGTCACACAGGCAATGTGCAAAACACAATTTTCAAATCCTGTAAAGGAAATATTCATTGTTATTCAGGAAGACTCTGCATTGGGATACGATTACGGAAAAGATGACAAGCTTGTGAGCATGTCTCTCGATTTTAACAACGTGACTCACATTTCTTCAGAAGTTGGGACTCCCACGTTTCTCAGGATGATTCAGCCTCTCGAGTTTCACACCCGACAACCCGATCGGCTTTTCTACATGTATTCTTTTAGCATAGATCCTCAATCAGATCAGCCAACGACTCATGTAAATTTTTCGAGAATTATAAATCAGAATTTCAATTTCAAACTCGTAGAAAATTCTGGAAACCTGTATATACGAATTTATGCACTGGCGTATAATTTCGTAAATGTAAATCGTGGAAATGCAGAGGTATTGTTTTCTAATTATGAATCATAATGGACGACGTACTTCTACCAGTGATTGAATCTGCAACAGTACTAGCAGCTCACTACGCGAACGCATGCGGGAGAGAAGAGGTGACTGCTCGTGACATTCGAATGGGTCTAATGTTTTCAGCGAGAAATGTTCTAGGTAAACAAATTGGATCTCTTTACCCCGAGATTTACGACGAAGAGGACGAGGAGGACGAGGAGGACGAGGAGGAGGGAGAGGAGGAGTGGTCTAGATACGAAGGAGAAGATGAAACGGCTACAAAGATGAACATATGCGAAGAAACGTGGGCGGAATGGGAGCCGGAAACTCCTGCAGAAATAATAATGAAAAAGGCTATAGATGAGTCAGATTCAAATTTTTGAAATTGAAATTGAAGATTCTGAAGACGAAGGCGACTATAGAGTTTCAAAATACTCGACGTTTGTTTCAGAAGAAGAGTATGAAACAGACGACGACGAACCAAAAGCATGGGAAGTCGATAAATTTTGCAAAGTTAATTAACATTTCGACGTGACAAGTTGAAATACGCAAAGAACCCCAGAAGAATCAGAACGGCTATGAGAGTCCACGGTATTCTCCTCTTTTCACGAGGTTTTTCAATTTGAACAGCTTCAACAAATCTCTTCATCTCAACCTCTTCTATTGGTGGTAAAGTAGGAAGTCTAATTTCCCTTTCAGTGTGAATCCGAAGAACAAATGCATTCGTTTCTAGGCCTCTGAAATTTAAAAGAGACCCGTTCCTGTCGTACCATCTAACCGTAAGACGTGACAGCGTCCCTATGGGTTCAGGATAAGTCACAGAAATTTTATATTCAGTCTCTTTGAAATTTTTTATACATGCAGAACCAACGTCCATAATTATGGGCGCAAAGGACCTTCCCGCATTCGAGCCCGTCACGGTATCAGTCCCTGCAACTAAAGAACCTGTAGAAACATGGGAAGGGGTTCGCAGTTCATCAATGTCAAGATATACAAATTCGTTAATTGATAAATTTACAATTTTATCAGACCGTAATATGTATTGTCCGTTGTAAGCCGGGTCAGTAGAGGTTGCCAGTGTTCCGGAATAAATGTAATTTAAATTCATTCCGAGCATTATTGCAAATTCTAAAGATGTTACATTGATATTAAAAGGAGAAACAGAAGAAAACATAAATTTTCCTTCACTGGAAAGATACGCGGTAGTCAAACCGGCGCTCGTAAGTGCCATAGAAATTCCACCCGCACCGTAGAACCCTGCAGTCAAAGAAATGTTCGAGGTCCCGACTGTCATAACATTTGATGTAGATGTAAGGTTGTATATTGTATTAGGTAAACGTGCACTCACAAGGTCGACCCGAGAAATGTTCTTTATATGTGACGATAAATGAATTACATAATTATTTCCTTCAGGATAAACATTCATATCCCTGTCTTTCGAATCTACAACTACTAGACGTTCCATTATTTTATCACAATATTATATATGGAGGGAAATTCAACGGTCATAATCATAATTATTTTGCTAATATGTTGTTGCTGTGTTTCTCTGATTGCAGCGGGTGGCTCGTGGTACGAAAACTGGACGTGTCCCCTTGGTATAGGCTACAGTTGTTCTTCAAGTTCTAACATTACTTCTACTTCTACTTCTACCCCTCTTCAAACACTTTTGAGTTCTGCGACTCAAATTCAGATTCCAGAAGTTGATCCGACTACGCTTTCGGGAAGTTTTTTAATAAGTCCCCCGAAACTAACAGGGTCAAACGTGTTCACGTTCATGTTCGATATAAGTCTGTCGAGCGCATGGACATCGAATGCATTATGCTGGGAATATAATTTGTTCGATCATTCTGATTTTATGGCCTTAGACCTTTCAGGAATGAATAGTAATGGCGAAAAATACTCAATTGCTATACATTATTACCAAACACTTGTAACCGACCCTGATAACGACTGGTTTGTATATCAAAGTCAAAAGTTAACGGCAGACGGGAGCTGGCACAGAGTTATAGCCACGTTCAACGGTGCATTACCTGTAACATACTTGGACGGGGAACCAGATTTGTCATATTCGTCCTGGCAACTTAGGACCAGTCTAGGAATAAAATGGCCATCTTCGGGGTCATGGAAATGGGACTCTCTTGCAGTTGCAGAGACTGGGTGTACAACAGGTAAAAGTTTAGCCGGTGCATGCAAGATTAAAAACTTTTATTGGTGGTCAGATTATTCGATATCTACAGCAGAACTGAAATTATTAAATAATATGTGATTAAATTACAATTTCTACACGATGACCGACTCGAATAGTTGTATCGACGTAGACTTCGTCAAACTCGGTTGAATCGTTTGCTTCAAGAACACCCTTTCGAATAAGTGTCCACCCGAGTGCACATTTTTTAACTTTTACGTACTGTTCGGATCCCACGTCCGAAGGCCCTACATTTATTCCCTCGAAAACGGGTTCATTGAATTCGGCAGATGGCTTTTTGAGGTACATGCCCGACGTGACATCATGTGGACTTTCGAGAATTGAAAAAAAGTCTTCTGGTTTGAACACAATGTCGGAACCGATAAGCATCGCCACATCATAATCCGACGAGACGACAGGCTTGAGACATTCTGACAGGGTCGGCTGTTGGCTGACTATAACTTGGTGACCCCGTGACGCAGTCTGCATGACGAGGTCAGTCCATGACAAGAGAAACTCGCGAGAATAGACGCTTCCAGGGAGACAGAATATAACTTTAACCATTTATAAATAAAATGTATGTAATCTTTAAATGGAAGCCGTTTTAATAGTATGCGCAATCTCGTGTTGTTGTTCGTCTATGTTGGGATTAATTTATGCACTGCCAATCCCTGCTTCTAACCCGAGTGACACAACGTACGAAGGATTCAAAGAAATTGCATCTGGAAGGACAATCTTGAGCAACGAAGGAACGCCTTTCAAGCCTGGACTAGAACAAGTATGCGCAGAAAACTGTAAGGCGGACTTTACATGCAACGCATTTTCTGTTTGGATGCAGAGCGGAGACTATGAATGTTTAAAATTAACTAAAAAACCTAATCCGTGGATGACTATTCCTCAGTATATATCAAATAAAACTCATGCAAAAATTTATATAAAGAGTGATTAAGATGGATGATGAAATTACTGTAATACTTGTAATTGCTGCACTAGTCTTTTGTGTAGTGTCTCTTGTTATAGGATTGGTGAAATGGTCTTCTAATCCAGTTTCGAATACTTTTTCATTTTCGGGTGTACTAGGTTCGTGGAGTTTCAATGATAATAAAGATATAGTAACAAATGGATCGACAGACGGGACTAATAATTCAGGAGTTTATTCTTATGGATTATACTCAGACTTTAAGGCTAACGACCTTTATAAGATTGGAACATTCATCTCCGGTAAAACGTCCGATCAGTGCAGGGTTCTCTGTTCTGCCACAGAAACATGCAGGGGGTTTTCAACAGATAACAACGGATGTCAGCTTTATAATAACGTATTGATACTCGATAGAAACAAGGGGTCTTCAGTGTACGCATCGCAGGACATTGGAGCAGCGGAATATTTTCACGTTCCTTTCGGCGTATATTCATCGAGTTTAACAACCCTTAAGGAGACGGTAAACGGAACGCTCGCTGAATCTCTCGGGGAGTGTCACGGGGCCAGGTCGTCATCTTCCCCGTGCAAGGGTTTTGATTTCAACGGAACCAGTGGAAATTTATACAACTCTATAATCGCACTGGACTCGACCGTATCTGGAAATTCGTACATTGACATTGACAATCCTCCAAAGTTTATAACGGAAGGTAATTTCAAATATCAAGATACTCCCACGAGCACTAATACACTCGATGCAATGTTCATAATGCCCTCCAATTTTAATCCTGTAACCAACTTGGACAAATTTGGAATATGGGGAACCGGGTGGGATGTAGCCAACGACAATCAAGGCCAGTTGAGTTCGATAACCACCCCTCCAGGAGCTGAAAGTTGCGCGAATGCATGCGCTTCAAACTCGTGGTGTCAATCTTTTGTCGTTGGAAAGGAAGGTGACAGTGGATTGTGCTGGCAGAGACACGATCTTTCGAGAGATCATACACATCAAGTCTGCTCAAGTCAAACTTTTGGATGCAGTCCAGAAGCTATCTCTTTAGGTTTAAGTCACTATAACACTGTAAACTATTCAACGCCTAGTTCAACGAGAGACAGTTACTTTAAATATCAATACCCTATGAAACTCTCTTGTCCAATGGCATGCTCAAACGATTCTGATTGTAAAATGGTTACATTCAATTCTACTTCTTGTAATATGTACAACGTAAATCCAACTAATAAAGTTGGAGATTCCAGTTATTCTAGCGTGTGGATGTTTAATAATTATCCGAGGTAAAATTAGATGCAACCTTTTGTATTGCTAATAATCGCAGTAGTCGTGTGCTGTGTGATGTCTGTACTGGTATTCGTTGCATATGAAATCATAAATAAACCAGCTCCTACAGAACAACCATTGTTTTCTGACAATGTACTCGCGCAACTAAGAGCTGACCAAGCAAACCTGAAGAATAAACCAACATATACAATGTTGTCTGGTTCGTACATGGGTCTCGCCCCGTTCCTCATAGAGCAGACAGTCCCGGTCAACCCTGCAAACTGTGCACTTATATGCAACGGGGATTCAAATTGCGGGGGATTTCAAATTCACCCAGACGGAACAACCTGTGATATTTTGGCAAGCAGTAATATTAGTGGGTATCCTTTCGAGAATTCTGGGTGGACATATTATCAACTTTCTCCTAAATACACGCCCACCAAAATGCTGTCAAAACTTGAAAACCAGTCACCAGGTGGCCCTACTCTGGGAAATTCTGTGTCTACGAGTCTAGAAATGTGTTCAAGTAATTGTCAGGGTAACAGTTCGTGTACAAACTTTTCGTACGATTCGGCAGGAATATGCAGTTTGTGGAATTCTAATGCGAACGGGTATGTCCCACCTCTCGCAGCACCAGGAACGAATACATATACTGTAATTAATGCAAATACAACACAGGCTTTTACATCGGCCTCATAATTTTTTAATTTGTAATGTAAATGGGTAATACTTCTAGCACTCAGAATTACATAAGAAATGAAACAAATCTTTCTTTGGCCCAAAGGTTTGTCACCAACAATTTAATACAAACTGATAGCCAATCTACAAATGTTCAGGTTATCAAAATTAAAATAGATACTGCAATCGGGTGCCCTATAAATTCAAGCCAGACCATAAACAGTACACAAAAGTTAGTCACGACTCTGAACAACAATAGCAACGTTCAATTTTCGTCGGAACTTACAAATAGTTTACAGTCGACTGTGACAGCGAATGCATCAATGGTCAACGGATTTGCAGCGGCTACAGGTGGTAATTCTGCAGACGTTACAAATAATGTACAAAATATAATAAAGGAGGTGGTTGACCAGCAGCTCACAAATAACAATATTATGAATACTGTACAAAATTCTTATAATTCTCAGTCACAAGAGCTAACTATGATTTTGTGTCAAAATTCGCCAATTATTATGGATCAGAATATAATTTCAAACGTAATTTCTGAAAATATTTTGACTAACGTAACTCAGGCTCTTATGCAAAACGCGACAATCAGCAGTCTGATAAGTTACGCTGACCAACATGCGTCCGTGCAAAACCAAGGACTCAACGACGTAATAGATTCGATAGGTAAGGCTTTGTCGTCTATAATAGGGGCATTCACTGGCCCGTATGCCCTTGTTGCGATAGGTGCGTGTGTTTTATGCTGTGTGTGTTGCATAGCACTACTCTATTTTATGTTGAGCCCAGCAGGTCAACAGTCTGCAACTACTGTAAGTCAAGCGGGTGCAAATTATGCCGGGAGAATGCCTCCGCCTGTTTAGAGAGCAAATAACGCTAGAGCTATCAATGTTGCAAAAATCAAGAGGAAAATAATACCCCCTCCTACAATATAAGGAATCTTTGAATTACTACTAGAACTCGAAGAACTCGAAGAACTCGAAGAACTCGAAGAACTCGAAGAACTCGGAGAACTCGAAACACTCGAAGTACTCGAACCGTTTACTACTGTTACCGATTGAGTACACTCGTTAATTATCGGGGAGTTTACTAAAATTTCCGCCTGATTTACAAAACTGCAAATCTGTGTTATAAGCGTTATGTTTTGGGCGTTAGGCTGATAAGGAATTACACATGCTGAAGAAGAGGCTCCACATGCTTGACGAGCAGTCTGACAGTATCCAGTGAGTTGACCTGGATCACCTACTGAATTTTTAAATTGAGTTATGCCTTCTGGGGTTGAATAGTTGATAACGTCCTGTGTTTTACTTACAACTTCTGCACATCCGTACATATTTGGATACGTGTAACAACTTACTTCATTCGTGCCACCGAGTCCAAAGTCGTGTGCGTTCAGACACGCACAAAGAAGATTACCTGTCCCTGTCAGGCTTCTCCCGGGTCCTATGCCTTTTGGATCCGAGCCGTCACCTCCTCTACAAAACTTCTGGAGCAAACCTAGAGCCGTGGAAGCGTTGGTATTGTTTACATTATTCTGAATAATGTTTGCAATTTTTGATTGGCAGATTGGATCTCCTTGCCAATTTCCTCCAGAACTACACACACTAAGTAATTTTGCATCAAAAATATTCTGAGAATCTGAATCATACAACGCATTGTACGCACCGAGACAATCCGACCCGTCACTGCTCATACCGGCTTTTATTTGATAAAGATCGTTTACGGTCGACACGTTGTTACAGTAGTTTACCCTTATGCGTTTTGCATCGTCTGAATCGACCCCTTTGTCCTCCATATCAATCCAATGGGCCTTGATGTCGAACCCTATATTCTGCAATATTCCGGTACTCAATTTGTCATTCATACCCAGAGTTGATGACATTTGCAGGCAACCTCCCGCGTCGTTTCCAATTAGTCTTGTACCTAAGGTTCCTTGATAACCATAATCTTGAAATTCTCCATTTTCATAATATCTATTTGCTGCAAAAGTATATTTCCAACCGAGTGGAATGAAATATCCGGATATAGAATTATCTGCAAAACCTTCGTTTGTTCCCCCATTTCCCCAATAAGGGGTGGAAACATAACTTCCACCGTCATAACTTATAGTTCCAGGTTTGGTTAAATCATACTCTGTTCCCCCACCTCCTGAGTAACACGAAACACCGGTTCCGTCAGAGGGGAAACCATCTACATATAGTCTAACATTTGTCCTACTCTGCAAAAGAATGCTCGGGTCGCTTGTGTCCGGATCTTGGGCCTTTCTCCAATTATTATTATTTTTACGATAAGTCTCTCTCGAGTTATTATTTTGAGCCATGTTTGTATTTAAATAGTTAGTATTAGCCGAATCTCTAATTATGTAAAATCCTCCATTATTATTATTTTTTATATGTGTAAACCCCCAACAGTTGTCACTTTGATTACATTTCCATGCCATTAGTTCTGGTGTGTCCCACGAGACGCCCGAATAATGAGTACCATCGAGACCCTCTATGCTAATATTATCGGATCTGGTATAATTAGTAAGCTCGTTCTCCGGATAGCTCCAATTTGAAGAATTTGGATCTGGCATTATACCCTGATATAAACAAATAAATTTTTAAAAATATATGATGTGTAAAATATCTAAACCGTATTACGATTGGGACGGTCGCAAATATATTAATGTAATTTTTAATTCTAAAATTTTAAAATTAAAAATTCCTTTTAGGTACGGAAGAGTAATGTGTAAAGTTTTGGGACTAAGAACAATTCAGGAAATGAAAGAAGGGGAATTTGTGGATGTAGAATTCAAAAAAAAGAAATGGGACGGGATAGAGTTTTTAGTTCTTGAATCTATAAAGGAATGCTGACGCGCAACGGTCTTCTGTTAGACGCGAGTCTTGAACTGAAGAAAAATCTTACTGTAAGACCAGTGGAGAATGCACTGGGTATTCAGGCTCCCTCTTTCAAGGTTTGGAGGCAAGCTACCAACGGCCGGATGCTTGTCCCCCGATACTTTTGGGAGTCCCCGGTCACCAAGGATGCCAGGAAACTTCCTGTTCATGCTCCCGGAATTGTATTTAATGGGACTCTTCGAACAGAAACTAGACAAACAGACGCATTCGATGCAGGTGTCACCGCTTTCACGGAAAAAGGAGGGGGTGTCCTTTCTCTCCCATGTGGATTCGGTAAAACTACGGTAGCCCTTGCTCTTTCTGCACATTTGAAAGTAAGGACTATGATTGTGGTCCACAAGGAATTTCTCGCCAACCAGTGGGCCGAAAAAATCAGGGAGTTTTGCCCGGGTGCGACAATAGGCAGGGTTCAGGGTGACGTTTTTGATATTGAAAAAGATTTCGTAATTGCCATGATCCAAACACTCTGCATACGTCCGGAAGGAGAAGGCCCGAAAATGTTTGCAAAGAATGCATTCGATTCTGTGGGTCTCGTTATCGTCGACGAGGCGCATCACATAGGGGCACCCGCATTCTCACAGTTTATGTTCAAGGTTTGTCCACGATACACTCTCGGTCTCACCGCCACACCTGAAAGAAAAGATGGACTCACCCGAATCCTTTACTGGTTTCTTGGTCCCGAATTTTTTAGAGTCGAGCGTACGAATCAGGCCCAGACACGAGTTGTCACAGTTCATTACACGTGCGACGCCTTCAAAGAGCCCCCACCCGTAACGCGGTTTGGAAAGATTAACATGGCCGGAATGATTACCGTTGTTACCGAACTGCCGGAGAGGAACTCTCTCATAGTCAAGACTGTCAAAGACGTTTTGAGACTCGATCGGAAAGTACTTGTGCTTAGCGACAGACGGGAACATTGTTTTAATTTACATGAGAAAATTGGCTCTATCTCGGGACTGTACATAGGAGGAATGGACGAGAACCAGCTCAGGGAGACGAGTAAGATGCGTGTAGTAATTGCTACTTTCCAGCTTGCACACGAGGGTCTCGACATTCCGGCTCTAGACACGGTAATACTTGCGACTCCAAAATCTGATATAAAACAGTCTATAGGTAGAATAATGAGGGAAACCCCAGGAAAAAAGAATCACCCCATGATTTACGATTTTGTGGATCACTGGTCTGTTCTCAATTCAATGTACATGAAAAGATGCGTGATCTACAAAGAAGGAGGTTTTCTTTTTGATGAAGAAAAAGAATCTCCGAAAATTTTTGGAAAAGGAAAATGTTTACTCTAATTAAATGCAACAGAAGCCGTGTGACATTACATCCCATTGGTGGGATTTTCAGGTTCACGCATACACAAAGAGTATAGAAGAGTTGCTATCAGTTGCGAGCGTCAAGCCTTGTGTTTCACAAGGCTCAGCATGAATACGCCTATTATAAATATAAAAACAAGATAATTACATTCTGTGTTATCTGTTCCTGGTAAAATGTTAATAGAGGGAGGAACGTAAACCGGTGGAATTGTCACAGGCGATCCATATGGAGCCATGGGTACCCCCATTCTTATTTTATGTCAAAGAAAAAAACTATCAGAACGATACCTCCTTTTTCTTTGATTTTTTACCACGAGATTTATCGGTTACTGAAACTTCGCGAGTGTCTCCTCCAGCGTCTACAGAAACAATGTCAGAAATGTCATCGTCGTCTGGTCTGGGTGGCCTAGAATTAATAGACGGAGGAGGTCCCATCATGTTCATGAGAGATCCGAAATCCATACCCGGGCCACGCATTTCACCAGGTTTTAGCCCTTGGGTCGGTCGCTCACCCGCTCCAGGGCCTGCTCCCTGGGAACGTTGAACCGCGTCCATCATGTTACGCATCAAGTCTGGGTTCTGTTTCATCACTTGAGATGGGTTTGGAACTGCCGCCTTGAACATTGAGTTTGTCAAATGGAACATCATGGCCGATCCCCCTACCATCATCAGGAGCTTGACCTCTGGAGCGACGCTTACCTTTGTCCTGTATTTTGCGTACAGCTCTTCAAAAACTCCGTCGTAGTCCTCGATATTTTCCATCGTGTTCTGTGACCATCCGTTCAGTTCTACATCGAACGGGTCAAACTTATCGTTAAGAAACTCCAGACCGGTCACACAGGCGACGAGCATTCGCCTCTGAAACTTGATAGACCTTTCAACCTCGATTGAATACGTCATGCGCTTGTACTCTGTTCGAATCTCCTCAATGTCTGAAAAAATGCTCAGGCGCTGACTCGATTGAATGCCCTTTTTGTTTAGCCTGGAAATCTTGTTAAGAAGATCAGCCTTTTCATCTTCTATGGTTTTGTATCCTTCAGAAGGAAGCTGCTCGCCACCCACGCCTCCCTGCTGTTGCTCGTACATTTCCTCTTGATCTTCACCGCCGTCGTACTCCTCTGCCATAGGGGGTGGAGGCACAGTTCGCTTGTCTGGGTTCATGAACATGTCCATTCCGTCGTCTTGAACCTCATTAGGCGGGGGCCCGGGAGCCTGTTTAGAAAAAGGACTCGGCCGAGATGGCTTGGGCTTCAGTGGAACCCTTCGTGCTGAAGGCTGGATGGAAATCTGATCCAACAGTGCACTTTCATCATCGTTCAAATTCATAGAAGTTCCTTCATTAGTATCAAAAGTAATGTCCATTATAAAATATTTAAAGAAAGAAGCTGGATAGCTTTAACGCAACAAAAATAATATTTACCAAATATAAATGAAGAAGGCTGGCAAATTATTCTCTCGCGTAATTATTTTCGCACTTTTGCTGGTTGTGATTTACGTACTGATGAAGGGCCGATCGAGCAACTACTACGGTGGTTCTCCTCTCGACATATTGATGGGACCTATGGCAAGCTCAGGGCCAGCTAGTATCTTCGATATAAAGAATGACATGTCGTGCGTTCCAGGTCCAGGCCGCGATTCTGCGTATTACACAGAGGACCTGACCCCAGGAGGTTTGTGCAAGGATCAGGACTTTGTCAGGAACCAAATGCGCGACTGGACAATCACGAGCGGCATAGGGGGAAGCCTACTTGATCGCCTAGGTTAAATCGAATTCCTTTTTCAGCTCTTCTAAATCTTTATAATATCGCGCGACGTCTTTTTTAAATCGTGCATCCTGCTTGGCCCCAGTTTTTACGAGCCACGCGAGATTCGCCTTGCTATACTTTGTGCGAATTTGGTTATCAGTCGGCCTCCTAGGGGTCTGCTTTTTTTTCGGAACTTCTTCGGCTCTTTTTTCTATGAAACTCAGGGCCTGCATTACAGTGTCAGCGAGATCATCCTTCTTCTTGTGCTTATCGAAAAAAGTTACCCATTCACTGTTTGTTTCGCTTATGAATTTCCTCGCTCTCTCAATAGAAGCCTTTTTACGAGCGTCGTAGCGAGCCTTTCCGGGGCCCGCAACGTCAGGAATTTTGTGTCTCGCGTCCCAAATAACGACACTCTTTCCTTTTACGAGAAAATACGTGTGAAGAAGGTTCTCGACGCTTTTCATGGACCTGTTGCGGTCCGGCTGCTTTTCTATAACGACTACGGAAGATTTAAGAACCCATTCACGTTCGTCTAGATGCCTAATGAGGCACGGGAAAACCCCATCAGAATGGTTTACGGGAACACCTGACACGTCCCATGTGTGAATTTTTTTAGAATCCCTGTCAATCAGGCACATTGCTAGGTTTTTTATACCACAATCTATCGACAGAATCATATAAAGGTTATTAAGTTGTATACTTTAAATGGAAACAGAACTAATTTGCTGGTGGTGTGTTCACAGTCACTCCAGTGGACTTCCTTTTCACTTGCCGATAAAATACGACGACAAACTTCAAAAGTTTGACACGATTGGAAATTTTTGTTCTTGGAGCTGCGCAAAGGCGTACGCATTGGCAATGGACTCTGCTCGAAAGTGGGAAATACTATCCATACTTTCCCTCATGAAAATGAAAGCATGTGGGAGGATCGAATCAATATGGCACGCTCCAAAACGAGAAGCTCTCAAGTGTTTCGGGGGGAAGTTGTCAATCGAAGAATTTAGATCGTACGGAGGAAAGGTCGAACCACCCGTTGTCAACTGGCCATTCGAAAAAAAATATATACCCACAATTGGACTGGAGCACAGGGAGAACTCTATGTCATCAAATTCGGGTAAATTAAAGGCCATAGAAGACAGTTCGGCCGTCAATGATAATTTCAAACTGAGAAGAGAAAAGCCTCTAGCTAGAACGACATCAAAGTTGGAAAGTGCGCTTGGAATTGTGCGAAAGATAAAATGATGTGCTGTGATCGCAGAAAAAGAGTTTTCAATTTTGAAAACGGAACTATTGTATCTGCATCAGATTATGGATCTGCAATTGATAAACTTTTCAGGGTCAACGAAAAAAGGTTTTCAATTGAAAAAATGGATGAATATAAATGGGTGTGTAAATTTTCTTCGGATGTTCGTGTAGAATATGAAAGTTCTAGCAGATCTAAAGCTGAACTGCATGGGCCGTGGTACCTTCACCTCGACCGAAGACTAATTGTCTCTGACGATGCGTAGGTTTAGAATCTGGCATGTCTTCGTCTGTGCTTTTGTACCAATGATTCCCAATATGAGCTCTCCATTGTATAGACCAGCGGTCCAAAGTTTTACGACATAACACGCACGGTATAGACGTTCCAAGTTCTCCCGTTCCACGCATCCTTTCAATTTTTACGTCTCCGTACTTTCGGTGTATCCACGTTCCTAAATTGTGAGACTTTACACCGGACTTGTTAGCGCTTATATTGACGTATTTGAAAAAAAGTCTCTCTGCGCACATTACATAGTTATTAGGATGAAGAGTACTGTTCGTGTAACAGATTACATATGTTTTCATTAATTGTTTTAGAACTTTTGCCCTTAGCTCATAATTCAGGTAATTTAAATGTCAAAATTAATAAATTATAAATTTATTTAATGGCGCACAGATATCGTCTTTACGTTCAGGAGGAGTTTGCAAAGGCACTAGGTCCAGGGTCTACGGCTAAAAATGCAGAAATATCCATATTGAATTGGACGAGAGAAAACATGTCACGTGAAGAGTCGTCGTGGGAAAATTCAAAATTTAGGACCCTCTACAAGGGGAAAGCTGTAAACATTTTGAGAGAGCTAAAAAGATCTCCAACTGCACTCGTTCCTTTGATTTCAGTCACAGAAGAGAGAGTTTCTTTCGATTACAAACTTGTCCCCCAACTGATTAGAAGACTGCAGCTCAAGAAACTTGATGCAAAAAAAATTGCATGGTATTCCGCGGACGTGCTCTGGCCAGAAGGTCCTTTGGCAAAGGCAATTGCAGAAAACAAGAAAAAGGACATGAGAATGGAAGAAATCAAGGCACAGGAGAATGATTACGAAGGAATTTTGCAGTGCAGAAAATGCAAATCTAAAAAGACAGATTATTACCAGCTTCAGACTCGATCGGCGGACGAACCCATGACCACATACGCAACGTGCAAAAACTGCGGACTCAAGTGGAAGTGTTAGTAATTAAAATATAGTCAGAATGTAGTATGAATACGTTTCAAATCCATGTCGACACAGCGTCTCTCGTGAACATAGGCGGTGCTAACACGTCTCCCGTAGTATCTAAAACAAATTCGAATCCTTTTCAGTGTTCGATACTTCTTGGAAATAGGCACAGGGCGATACGATCCGCGACCCTGAAAAACGCACAGATTCCAGCGGGGTTTTTTAACATCCGTCCACCTTACAACACGCTGACAATAGGTACAACTGTTTATACCGTCCCGCAGAATAATTACACCCTGACATCGCTTTTGGCCACTCTGACCACGCTTACGACTTCGTTAGGGTCAACAGGATTTGCAAACTATGCAAATAACTTTGTTTCTTTCGCTCAGACCAGTTCAAGTAATCCAGTAGTAGTTCCTAACAGTTTCGGAATTGCCCAAATTTTGGGGTTCAGTTCTTCTCAGGTACTTTCGGGTTCCACTGTTTATTCAAGGTATCCTGCATTCGTAAACTTTGACACGTACTTTAACATTTTCATAGAAAACATCGGACAGTCGTCGCTTGAACCTTCTCAGATTACATATAAAATTCCATTGAATACAAATACGAGTAATGTAATTTACTGGAATGAAAATACTCATTTTTCACAGACTGTAAAAGTTACTGACAGAAACGCACGCATAGACCGTCTCAACGTTTCGGTCACAGATAGGTTCGGAAACATAGTAGATAATAACGGGCTAGACTGGGCTTTTACACTTGAGGTCGAAAGCGACACTTAAAAACTTTGCAGTAAATAGAAAATAATGATTAGAGTCTGGACAAAAGTTGAATCCAGGAGACCAGTTCCACTCCTTGCAAAAATAATTGATCAAAAAGGACCAGTTTTCATCATCAAATATTTGACAGAATGTGATGATAAAATTTGGAGATACGAAGAAGACGTGTATGAAATAGAGGAAGAGTCTATAGAGAATGACTTTTGCACAAATGAAGAATATGATATCGGATTCAGGAGAACATTGGATGGGTTCATAAAAATTGGAGAAGAATCAAGTGACGAAGATTAAAAACTAATTTATATAGTATATGAATAAGCTATTCATATTCTGTCTTATTGCATCTATATTAATAATTATCGGAACAGTAGTTTACGTCAGCTCGGGTCCAGCAGAAGGTGTTGTAAGGCCAGACCCAATACAAGTAATCCCCCCGCTTCCTCCTCCTCATGAACTGAGCGAACAGGAAAAGGCTCTTGCAAGATACTGGTAAAAAAATCTATCATACAATTATGGAGAATCAAATTCTGATTGTTCTCTGTATTATAATTATTCTAACATTGTTTGTAAAATTTGGAACAAGTAAAAGTGACTATAATCCAACTACAGATCCAGACGGTTCAAACTTTGCAGTGTACTATAATCTAGGATACGACGTTTCAACTTTAGGAGGTGTCGCAGTTGACTGGACTTCAACAAACAACGGAACGTATTATAAAACTGCAGCTAGCACGATGTGGACAAAATCAAGAGAAGAGGTGAATTATACAATATGGACCGCCGCAAGTTTATCGCTTAATGACGGTTCGACCATATCTAATCCAAGCATGACAGTTTGGGGGTTCCATAAAGAATTATCGACTTCAGGGGGTGGTAGACTTTACTATATTTTAAATACTATCTCAACATCAGACGTTTCAGGTATACAGGCAGGATCAGCGGGCTCATTAACTTCCACAATTGCAGAATACACAGATCCTATTACTAATACAGTCTACGAAATCCCACAATATGTAATTTGTCAGAAAAGTTCCGTGACGCCGGTTCTAAGCTGCAATGCAAACGCTACATTAACTCCCCAGGGTTCAGATGGTTCAGGGGGGGGTTGTGCATGTAATGCAGGATACTACGGAAACGGATATACATGTGTTCTATGCGGGGTAGGTTCATATTGTACCGGTGGCACGAATGCCACTAATTGCCCTTCGGACTCTGCCCGGGGAGGCGCAAATATCCAAACAACAGTGGGACAAGGATCAACTACTCAGAATGCATGTTACAATTCTTGTTCTGCGGGAACTGGTGGTTATACCGCTGCCACGCAGAGCGGGGGAAGTACTACAACTTCTAGCTCGTGTACTTGTGGAACTGGTTCATATACATCAACATCAGGAGCTTTATGTACAGCATGTTCTGTTGGAACATATCAGGGATATGCAGTAAACACGAATTCATGTACTCCATGTGCAGCTGGATACGCAACCAACTCAACTGGTCAAGCTGCATGTACTTCCTGTAGTGCCGGTAATTATGCAAATGGAACTGGTAATGCAACATGTACTCAATGTGCAGCTGGATACGCAACCAACTCAACTGGTCAAGCTGCATGTACTTCTTGTAGTGCCGGTTATTATGCAAATGGACTTGGTAATACAGTATGTACTTCCTGTAGTGCCGGTAATTATTCTCCAGCAGGTGCAGGTTCATGCACTCAGTGCGGTGCCGGTAATTATTCTGGAGCAGGTGCAGCTTCATGCACTCAGTGCGGTGCTGGTAATTATTCTCCAGCAGGTGCAGGTTCATGCACTCAATGCGGTGCTGGTAATTATTCTCCAGCAGGTGCAGGTTCATGCACTCAGTGCACTGCCGGTAATTATTCTGGAGCAGGTGCAGCTTCATGCACTCAGTGCGGTGCCGGAAAATATTCTGGAGCAGGTGCAGGTTCATGCACAAATTGTCCAGCAGGATCGTCATCTGGAGCAGGTGCATCTTCATGCGCTGTCTGTCCAAGTGGCCAAATAGCAGCATCAAGTGGAAATACATGCACCGCATGTCCAGCTGGTTCAACTTCTTCTGTAAACCACCAGGCATGCAATGCAATAGCAACATCATTGCAAATAATTGGATACAACTTTCAGAGTATTACGTTTACAAGTACCACTTCTGGGAATATTCCTCCAACATCTGCTCAAGTGTCCACATCAACATCCGGAAGTGCTCCAAATTATGGTGTAAGCAGCGGTATAATAAGATGGATTGTCCCTGTT